CAATCAAGGTATCATCTATTTGAATTTTATTTCCCAATGTTTGATACATCATACTTTTAATTTGATCTATTGACATTGTTCCAGAAACTGTTTCAATAAGCATATTTTTGTCAAGTTATTGTTTTACTTATTCGATTGGTTTGTCAAGTTATTTCTTTACATTCTCAAATCCGTTCCTCCTGATCTGGGCTTCAAGTCTCCTTACCTTTAGTTCTAATGATCGGGTGTATTCGTATAGCTCGTTGTAATCCTTGTAATGAAGATTACGGCCATCAATCAACTGAATGTTTAAAGGAAATTTTATTGTATCGTTTGTTTGGCATTTGCAAACTGCACTGACCAAGATCAAAATGAAGATCATTATAATAACCGCTTTGTCGAAGTTGTTTTTCATGCTAATTCTTTTATAACTTTTTTACATTCTGAACAATAAGGAATGTCGGTATTCTCATCTCGCATTACAAGTGCAAAAACACAAGAACATTGGTTTTCTTCTTTATTTGTTGGCTTTGGAGAAAAAAGTGGAATTGGTTTCCAATATTGTTGTCCACTGCGCTTATCAACCCACATTTGCTCTAATCTTTGCTGAGCGCACATATTAATTCTTAACATGCACGTAGGCTCTAATATAACTTGTGCTGATATATTATCTTCCATTCTTTGCTGAATTAACCCTGCCTCTATTTGGTTGCTTATTCTGTTTTCATCGTATGACATACTTTCTTCTTTAATTGTTAACTCGTTTCCTGTTAATGAGTGGAAAAGGTTCTGGAGTTGGTGAACTGAAGAAATTCTTAAATCTAAATCATTGAAAAAATATCCACCCATTGCCCATATATCAACGTTTTGTAATGTCCAAAATTTAGCCTCATTGCCTCTGAGTTCAAAACCGAATTTTAAAAGCCATTCTTCGGTTAGTGGGATAGGTTCAAAGTTATTTTTCACTATTTCGTTTGCATTTTCAAGGCTGTAAATATCTATACTCCCCACATCAATAATTATTTGATGCCAGTTTACTGAGTTGAATTCTAACTTTTTTTGATATATTTTATTTCCTATTCTTAAATCTTGTGGTTTCATTTTCTTTACTTATTTACTTCATCAATTATGCCCCTGATCTTTTTCACATCTTCCAGATTAGCATTGCCAATACCATATCGGATTACCCGATTATGCAAATGATCAATATCGTTATTCAAGTCCCTGATCTTCGTGTGCAAGTCCTCAATTCGCATTATTAGGATCATGTTGAGGATGAATATTATTATCAGTGCTGTTGTCATTATTTTACTTTTTTGATTTCATCTTCAATGTACCAGATCGCTTTTCTTAAATCTTGTTCGCTTGGACTACCATCTTTTAGTCCTTGTCTCCACAAGTATTTTATTGCGTTGCCTATGTTGAAATTATGATGCCGGGTTATCTCGATACACTCAATTCCGGATGGATGGGAATTGTAGTGCTTGGGTTTTGTGACTGGGTCGAAAAAATCGGAAGTTTTTATGCTATCTGGTGGCATTTTGGAATAGTGTGTTGTTAAGAATATTTTGAATGGTTGTCCTTGCTTTAGGGAAGTTTAGGTTTGCAAATTCATCATGAAGTTTAACCGCAACATAATCATAAGCCTTAGCTGCCTCCATAGCAGTATTAAAATAACCAATATGGTGTTGTTTATAATTTACTGCTATCGTAGCCTTGAACTTCCCGGACTTAGATATACAAACCCCTTTGTATTGTACTGCTGAATCGGTATGATATTTTGTGTTTCTTCGATTTTGAGATTGTGTGCAGATTCTTAAATTAGACCTTCTGTTATCGAGTTTATTCCCATTAATGTGGTCAACTACAAGTGTTTTGTCTTCTAACCCTAAAATAACCCTATGCATAAATTTTTTATTTTCATTTAATCTTGGGGTTGAAACCGCATATCCATTGCAATAATGCCATGAACTCCCAACAATTAAATGATAATCTTCTTTATCAATTAAAGCGTAATAACCTTTCGTTAATTCAATTTCTACCATGATAAAAAATTGGGTTTGATGTAATCTCCCCCAGGTCACTTAATCAAAACTATTTAACAACATTTTTCGACAAAATAATCTGTCAATGACATTCCGGACTTTTTAGCGTTCCGGTTGAATTTCTTGCGGTTCGATGGTGTGATCCAAAATTGAGCTTTCGCTTCTTTCTTCTCTTTTGGCTTTTTAACTCTCTGTGCTGCCATTTTTATTGAATTTTTGGTTAATAATTAAAAGTCTGACGGGTCGGAATCATCCATATTTCTTAATGTCTGCTCTAACCAGGTTTTTATTGCCCATAGGAAAAACCCTGCGAAAAGTCCTACTGCGAAAATTGTGATCAATGCCTCATTCATAAGATGAAGGGTTTAAAAAGTTTTTGTTCAAAAAATACTTCAAGTGCATGTTCAAACCTTTGTCACCGAATGAAAAACAAAATCTTCCCTTGACTTTCTTCTTAATTTGCTCTAAACTTATTCCTTCATTTATTTTACAGTCCAAATACTCTACTGGATTTTGAAAAAAGGTGTTCCCATAGAGTGATTTGATTACCATTCCTTCAGGCAGATTCCAATTATAGGTATCCATTGCCTGGATGAATTTGGTTTTATTGTAAATAACCGGAACGTGAATGTCAAAGTGCTTTGTTGGTAATCCGAAACGCTCTAATTCTGATTTGGCGTTTGAAAGACATTTGAAATATCTTTCCTTCGGTGATCTTCGGCTGATCCACTCACTTAATGTACCGTAAAAATACGGATATATTTCGGAAATACATATATTTTTTAAAAAAATATGATCATCATTCAAAAATAAAAAATCATCACTGATTCTGTGGTCGTAACATGCTGCTAAAATCTTTTCTTTTATCGAACATTCTTTGCATTGAATGTCTTGCTTTGGGATGTGAATTACATTTCGTACCCAATCGGGTTTATCTCCTACCAAATAAACATTATTATACCCTTTGAGGTGCTTTTCAACTGAGCGGAGAGAATACCTTAGCTCATTATCTCCCCATCTTGAACCCGATCCCAGGACATAAACTAAATCCATCTGATTAATTCAGCAATGACCCCTTGGCCTCCGTGCTTTTGTATTACCGTTGGGTTTAATCTCAAAATACTTGTGTCAACATTTAACGGACAGAATACTTTGTCTGCCTTAACAGCCATTGGATAGTCCCAGGCATCATCACATACAACCCAAAATATTCCAAAGGTTTCAAACGGAAGATTTCCCTTGTCCCTGGTTTGTATTAATTCGGCTCCCACCTTATGAGCATATTTTGCGTTGATTGCCCCATCGTCTGCAGTTACGATTATCACTCTAATTCCTTGGGAAACAATTTCTCTTATCGCTCGAATGTCTTTTGAGTCAAACGCCTTAAATGGTTTTTCTCCGGTGTGATCCATGTACATTTTACCATCAGTCAGAACTCCATCACAATCAATTAGGATTGTGTCAACGCTGCTCATGTTTCTTAATGATTCTAAATTTAGGGTGTGGTGTATCATGATTCTTCTTTTTGTCCTATCCAAATAAACCAGGTTTTTTCTCCAACTTTCCTTTTCCAAATTAAATGGACCTGTATTCTTTGGTCCTCCAATTTAGTTGGCTGTTCGTTTTTTCTTGCTGCCAAAATGTGCGCCCCTTCCTGGGTTATGTTCCATTGATGGAAACCTTCGTAATTTTCAAATATTGCCTCATTCTCAAAACCTTGGATAATTACATATCCTCCTGGTTTGGCAGCGTCAACAAGATTTTTAAAAACCTCATGAGGATCGACTGAATGATCTATCGCATTGCTCATGTGGACAACATCGTATTGCTCATAAAGGGCCACTCCAACCTCTTCCCCGGCAAATGCTAATGGTGGAATCAGTCTGTTTTTTTCGTAATTAAAAATCTGTTGGTACTCATTAGCCAATGGGTCTGCTGCGTCCAGGTCTTTTACTGAACCATGAAGGATTGAAACAACTCCAGAGCCTACATCTAAAACTTTGGGGTTGTTTAAATCCCTGATAAAATGATAAACTTCGTCTGCTAATTCCGGAGTCTTTATTTCCGGTACCCAGCCATACATGAATCTGGGTGTTTTTATAAATCCTTTCCAAAAATTCACCTCATGGGCTATACCTGTTCTATCAAGTTCCATTGTGCTTGTGTTTTAGGCCAAATAATTTTTCTCCAATCTTGACCGTATTTCTCGATCAATCTTTTATTCGTTAATGCATCGGTCTGCATTCTTAATTTTTTCCTTTGCTCCGTTATTTTGTTTGGTGCTGAATCTCTGATATAGTCATGTCCCAGTTCCATCTCTGAACACGCAGCCAATTTCCATCCGTTCTGTCTCACCCTATAAGACCAGTCTAAATCCTGACCCCAATAAGGCATCATTTCATCCAGTGGATTATCCTGGAATACACTGGCCCTGACCAATGGAGCAGTAAATTCTACATACGGAATATCATAAACGGAATAATTTGAATATCCCGGTCTTAAGTGTGCGTGATCTGAATTATAAACCGGATTGATTGCAGCATAGCCGGTCATGGTTTTAGCTAAGTTTTTTAAGTTCTGCCAATCTTTAGGTTTAAATGTAATGTTGGAGACAAACCAAATCCATTCGTAATTTGCGTCCTTCATAGCCTCATTAAATCCGGTGTTATACGCCTCAGACATTGAACCTACGCCTTTTCTGTCAACCAAATAAACCGGATCAGTAGTTTGGGCCAAAAGGAGTTCTGTTTCCTTCCAGTATTCTTCTTGGTATATGATTGCAACTATCCCGATCATTTTATAGGGCTACAATGAACAATGAGACAATTCTTTTTTGGTCCTGACTCAGGAACTTCTAAATGTAAAAGACTCCAGGGCCTTTCCGTATAGTTTAATTTAGGCAGTTCGGCTGCTAAAAAATAATTAGTAAATGAATGCGGTCGATAACATCTCACATGAGTAGGGTCTGCCCACTCTAAATCAGGGTCAGTTCCTGCACATGGCGTTTCAATATAAAGCGCACCGCCACGCTTAAGAATACGCCAACATTCGTCCATAAATGGGGTTAGTCTTTTTTCCAAATGTTCAACCAAGTGTATTGCTTGAATATTCAGAAAAGAATTATCCTCAAACGGCCAAGGGTAGTCATCACAGTTGTGAACAACGTCAACATTCTTATACGGCCTTATGTCAAGGTAAACATGATCTTTTTCTTTAAACTCTACGTGAGAGCCACAACCTACAATTAATGTATTCATTCTATTACTTCTCTTACTTTTGCTATCCAAAAAAACCAATCATAAATCATGATCTGGCTCTGTAATTCCATTGCTTTTTCTTTTGCTTTTGCCGGGTTTTGAAATGCTTGTCTTGCAGCACTCAATACCTGATCGTAGTTATAACCTACCTTGTAACAATTTTCCACAAACAAATCATCATCCCCTTTGTCAATTCCTCGGACCACAATGCAGCATTTTGTTGCAGCTTCCAAAGGTGCAGTGCTTCTTGCATCACATTTTGTGGCCTTGATGAATATTTTAGCTCTTCGGTATAAATCGTTTAAGGTTTGAAGATTTGGCTTTACATGGTATTCGTCTGGAACGTCCATGAACTCCTTGCAAGGGAGCTGCGAATAGGCTAATACTTTGCAGCCGTATTGCTTTTTTAATTCTTTGGCTACTCTTGCTCCGATATAATCCACATCCTTTGTGGGGTTGCCAGGCTCCCATCCTTCAACCAGGATAATATTTTCTTTTTCTGGTGTTTCAATTGGGAATAATTCAAAATTAACTCCATTGCCCAGGTAAACATCATCAGGATTTGATCTTCTTATTTCTTGATAATTCCATTCCGAAATATAAAACATTGGGAATTTTGCATTGTAAAACGCTTTGCATGCTCTTTGCCATGACACATCTGAAGGCTTAAATTTATCCTCCAACATTTGCATAAATACGAAAGTCTTTTCTGGAAGATGTTTGCTCTCCAATAAAAAAGCATGGTGTGGACTGCACACAATCAGGCAGTCATATTTTTTTAAATAAATGTCCGTTGTGACTTTAACCGCTTTCTCCAAAGGGTACCATTGATGCCTTCCTAATTTGGTTGTGATCAATGTTACTTCATGAAATTCTGAGAGCCTATTAGCCCATTCCAAAATTACATTTATTCCTCCATGTGCTGAAAAGCCGGGTATAGTTAGAGCTATTTTCATTTATCGGGTGTCAATGCAAAAATATTAAGAAATAATTTAATATCAATGAATTAAGTATTTTTATTTGAGAATCAAATATGATATTCCGATTATAGCCCACATGATCAGGACCACAACCAATGAGCGTAGATATAGTTTAGTTAGATGATTCACTTTCGATATGTTCCTTTAAAAATAACTTTTGCCTTAGACTGGAAATTTTAAAGTGCAATTCCGCTGTGATCTCATTGTGCATTATTCCGGTGTATTCCGACATGGCCTCTTTG